AGAAGCTAAACGTAAATTTAAAGTATACCCAAGCGCATATGCAAATGCTTGGCTGGTTAGAACCTATAAGAAGCGTGGTGGCACCTACGCCTAAATTGGAGAAGTAAAATGGGCATAGCAATTGTAGATAAAAAAACAAACCGTAAAATAGGGGGTACTCCCGGCGGTAAAAAGGTTGGCGAAAAAATGAAGGGTAGTGGTCGTAATGCAGCCCCTCGTGACGCAAAACCGTTTAGAGAAAAGTTGATTAAATCAACAGCAACTAAAATAGCTAAAGCTGCAGACCCCGGTGGTAGACTTAGTGACCAAGATATGGCTCGTGCTATGAATATAGCTCGTGGAATGATTGGACCAAAACAATCTAAAAGAATGGGCGGCAAAGTTGCACCAAAGAAAATGATGCACGGCGGTAAGGTCAAGAAGAAGTAAGCATGGCGAAACCAAAGGGCGGCTTAACTAAATGGTTCAAGGAAGACTGGCGAGATGTAAAGACCGGCAAGAAGTGTGGTCGTTCCGGTAAGGATAAAAAGAAACGTCCCTACCCAGCCTGTAGACCTGCCAAAGTCGCCAAGCGTATAACTAAAAAAGAAGCAGCTAAGAAGACAGGGCCACGCAGAGTAAACTGGTCTGTTACAGCTTCAGGTAAGAAAAGGACGAAACGTGCCACCAAGAAAGCCTGATAAAATGCCAGCCCGTAACAAGAAGAACTTCCGTTCCACGAAGTCTGGTGCGGGAATGACTAAGGCTGGCGTTGCTGCTTATCGAAAAAAGAATCCCGGCAGCAAGTTAAAGACTGCTGTTACCGGAAAGGTAAAGCCGGGAAGTGCTGCAGCTAAACGTCGCAAGTCTTATTGTGCGAGGTCAGCCGGACAGATGAAGAAGTTTCCTAAAGCAGCAAAAGACCCGAATAGTCGTTTACGTCAAGCGCGGAAGAGGTGGAAATGTTAGCAGCCCTTATTGGACCAATAGCAGACCTTGCTGGAACGTGGATGTCCGGCAAAGTCGCAGAGAAGAAAGCCCAGTCAGCTACCAAAGTAGCTATGGCACAAGCAGAAGCCGTAGTTATGCAGAAAAAAGCTACGGGCGAAATTGACTGGGATTTGGAGATGGCGAAGGGTAGCCAGTCATCTTGGAAGGACGAATGGCTCACCATATTATTTAGTATACCGCTTATCTTAGCCTTCATTCCGGGGATGGAAGACATTGTACGTAACGGATTTCAACAATTGGAGCAAATGCCTGAATGGTACCAGTACAGCTTGGGCGTTATTGTTGCTGCAAGCTTTGGAGTCCGGTCAGCGACAAAGTTCTTTGGTAAGAAATGACGTACACAATGGAGAAGATACTAGCATGGCGAATCCTTCCAAGACTAATGATGCTGGCAATGACACTAATGAGCTATCAGGTGGTACAGTGGTTCATGGCTCTAGGTGCAAGTGCAACGACCCAACAAACTGCATTTGTATCGACGGTTGTAGGGGCTATGACGGGGGCTTTTGCTGTGTGGATGGGCCACGAGTCAAGTAGCACTGTAGAAACTAGGCCGCGTGACTCCAAAAGAAAGTAAAAGTCCCTGCAAAGGAATTTGTGTGTTGGACAAGGAACGAGTTAAGTGTATCGGGTGTGGACGAACCATTGACGAGATAACTAGCTGGGGTAAAACCAAATGAAATACAGAACAGAACATTTCCTAGATAAGTTAATTCACCATGAGGGTATGGTGCTTACTGTATATGAAGACAGTTTGGGCATCGAAACTATAGGAATAGGTAGGAACCTCAAGGACAGGGGTATCACCAAAGAAGAGCTAGACTACATGGACATCCCTAACATGGATGTAGTCTACGAACACGGTATTACCGAAGCCGACGCTCGTTACCTTGCCATGAACGACATACGCATTGTTGAAAACGAATTGTGTCGAGTACATCCTTGCGTCGAAGACTTAGATAGTGTAAGACAGTTGATACTAATGGACATGGCGTTTAATATGGGGGTTCCCAGATTGTGTAAGTTTAAGAACATGTGGGGTGCAATTTACGATGGTAACTACGAGATAGCATCTATAGAAATGATGGATTCCAGATGGGCAAAGCAAGTGGGTTCGAGGGCCGTTAAACTTTCGGATGCGATGAAAGCGGGGGAGTTTTAGGGTGGCATACACAGAAACAAAAAGTAAAGGGTCTTCAACAGTAAAACAAGTGTATTCAGGCCAAGACCCTAAAACGGGATTTAGTCGGTTTATTGGAAGTGCCAAACCTAGCAAGGGACGTAAGGCAGCAAAAAGCGCAGAAACATCAATTTTTGAAGATGTTGGTATCGCGGTTTCTGAGTTTTATGAAAAAGCAAAAACAACTTATAAGGACTATGTAAAATAGATGCCACCTCGTAATCACAGGGATTGGGTCAAGACTCCCAAAGTAGAACACATCAGTTCGTTGATTTATTCTAGTCACGACATCTACAAACAGGAACAAGAAAACATCTTTTCCAAAGTTTGGGTTCCCTGTTTTCACAAGAGCGAGTTACCGAACGAGTTAGATTTTCGAACAGGGCAGATAGCAGGACAGAACATCCTTGCTTACAACACAGGCACAGAAATCAGAGCCTATCGTAACTACGACATAGTGCAGCCATCTGGTACGTTTGCTGCTCAAGTGGTTACTTCTGAACCACGATTACATTGTGAAGTGAAACATGGCGGCATGGTCTGGATTACCCTAGACCCGAACCCTACCATGTCAGTAGAGGAGTGGACCTGTGGTGCTTTTGATTGTATTGAGGATGCTATCGACACTGAAGAAATGGAAGTTTTTCACTATCACAAGGCAGTAATAGATACAAACTACAAGCTGTGGCACGATACCAACAGCGAGTTTTACCACGATTTCATGCACTACTTTAATCGTGTGTCAGGTTTTAACGATGAATACTTTGCTAGAAAGAACATACCATTCGATAACGGACATGTTAATGTTAGCAGCTTCACCGTTAACTACGAAGAATACGATGGCTTTGAGGATAGAGGAGAGCTTAGTTTCCCTAACTTGCCACCCAATCAATGGTACATGGTTGACCTGTTCCCCGGATTTAATTTTAATCTTCGCGGTAGTGCTTATCGAAGCGACAGCGTTACACCTCTTGGGCCAAACAAAGTTCTTATTGAGTTTCGCGGGTATGGTCTTAAAAAGGATACCCCAGAGGAACGGCAGACTCGTATTAAGCATCACAACTCTATTTGGGGTCCATTTGGGCGTAACCTGCACGAAGACCTTATCGGCGTAGCAGGTCAGGGTACAACAATGCGCGAGGGAACCGAACCCCGTAACATCTTACACGGGCGGCACGAGAACAGCACCATCCACGACGAAGTTGGTATGCGCCACTATTACGCAGAGTGGAGCAAATGGATGGGCTTGGATGCAAGTAAGTCTTGGCAATTAGCGGCGTAGTCATGTTTTGTCTTACTGTGGCTACCCCGGTTGAGGTGAAGGTTGATGTACACTCTACGCACAAATGGCTTTCTCACTGCCACGTGGCTATAACTGAACACGGGTTTAACAATCCTGATGCAAATTGCTTCTGCGTTGGAATGGATAAAGAGAATGACTGAGACAGAAAAGCCTGTAGCCGTTAGCATCACTGAGAACAGTTTTGAACTGATATTGAGAATACTGGGCAACGAGTTCATTGCCATCCGCATAGGGTCAACGAACTTTAGTGGTAAGCTTATAGCAGGTAGTATCCTGTTACTTTTCTTTACGTTTATGCTATTAGAAGTGTTTGGTTTATCTAGGATACTGGGCATTGAGTGATGGCTACAAAGATAAGTGAGAATACAGAAGTTGCGTTACCCTTGCGTAACATAATTAGCATGGTGGCTGCTGCATCTGTGGCAACGTGGGCATACTTTGGTATTATCGAACGCTTGAATCAATTAGAAACTAACATCACTATGATGAAGTCTGACTTGGAACAGAACACAGAGTTTCGTATTAAGTGGCCTCGTGGTGAAATGGGTAGTCTTCCAGCAGACAGCGAACAGTTCATGCTCATTGAACACATAGCTAGTGAACTAGAAAAACTACAGAACGAAATAGAAGACGGCAAAGCACCCTACGACCAACAGCAAAAATTAACGCTAGAGTTTTACGAAAAGCGTATCACGAACTTAGAAGATAACATAGAGAAGCTAAGAAACGGCGATGATTGAACTTACTTTTGTATTGCTGTTAACTATGGGCAGTGAAAAGGTAGAGTACACCCCGTATGAATCTTTATCTCAGTGTTTATCGGTGCGGCGTAAGATAAAACGGAACACAGGCGTAACTCATAACTTTGACCAGAAGTGGTCCTGCAAAGAACTTAAAGTTAAAATAGATGAAGACACTGGCAGCATTTTAGAAATCGTAGAAGAATGATTGTGTTTGTGCTGTACGTGTACTTAGGTGCAAATATAATAGACCGCACACAACAGTTCGTAGACATGGATAGATGCCTATACTTTGCTCAGAGATTGTCGCGACAACAAGCTGTTCCGGCGGGTGGCGGTAA